AAATATTTTTTTATCTATCATACTAATAACTCTCCTTGTCTTTTATCAATAGGTTTCCATTCATAGTAATACAGCTTATTCATTTTCCCTGTAAATTTATCTGGAACTATTGTTGTTCTAATTGGTTTTTCTAATTGTGAGTTTGCTATAATCATATCTTCATCATGATAAATTAATCGCAAATCACATTTTCTATTTAAGGCTTGTTGTATGTACTTACCTTGTACTGATATTAAATTACCATACAAAGTTTTAACTGTTTTTATTATCATTAATTTTCTCCATTAGTTTATTTTTTAAAGTTTCTTTACTTATTTTATGGTCATGTGCCAAGTCATGACACAATCTACATAAAGCTATTAAATTTGAAATAGAATTTTTTTTTTATTACCTCCCATTTTTCTAGATTCAATATGATGCCAATCAACTGCAAAATCATTTTCACAGTTAAAGCATAAGGGGATATCTTGATCAGCATATCCCCAATACTTTTGTACTAATTTTAAATATGGTTTCAAATATCTTCTGATTGTTGAGTTGGTTGTTCTTCTTTAGGCTCAATTTTTAAAGACAAAGTACCATCTTTATTTTTCCACATAGCCGCACTGTACACTTGTTCTGGGTGTAGCATAAATGTTTCTTGTACTGTTACTTTTGAATTTTGATATAAAGGGCGATTATCATCCTCTGTTTTATTATCGTTTTTAAATAGTTTAATATATGTTTTAGACATCTTCAATTACCTCTATTTTAGTTTTATTCTTCGGCTTATCCGAATCATCAGTTGCTCCATAGATTTCTTCTGCTGAAGCAATATTATGGTCTGAAATTATTCCTAATCCAGCACATGCTCTACCTAAAGCTGTTGTTTGACAAAACTCTATTGCCGCAGTTTTAGTAATAAAATTTAAAGACCTTTTCTTTTCAGCAAAGCCATTAGACATGAATTGATTTTTTTCTTCTCCATGTAAATATATAATACACTCAACCATAACTTTATCATCTGTGTTTTCATGAACAATAAATTTAGTTGATATAGCTGTACCGAAATGTTCTCGTAGTTTAGTAATTCGCAAACCAACTGTAGAATAAATTTTGCCTTTTATATTGACTAAACCTTTTCCTATTTCTGCTTCTGATATTGATTTTTTAACTTGTCCTAATTTAAAGTTAAAATCTTGTACTTCTAAAGTATTCATACTTTTCTCCATTGTTAATTTATTTACTTATACACTAATTATTGAGCATTTAAAATAGAATACCCTCTATTTTCCATGCATTTTCCAATAACTTGCTTTTCATGATAACCATATTGAAAGCCAGTCATTTGACTTTCAGCTACAAAACGACATTCTGCAAGGTCATCATAAAACTCTTTAGAGTTAGAGCCAGTTGGGTCATATACTGGCACATAACTTGAACAACTTATAATAAATAATAAACTCAATATTATAATTATTTTAAACATATCATTTCTCCATTAGTAAATTTAATTTCTTTTCTTAATAATTGTTTCCTTTTTTTATTAATTATTTGATAAAAAATAAAATGATTTTTTCTATCGTTTTTTCTTTCATTAAAACATTTAATTAAATAATGTGTTATCATTCCATAAGCCTCTGGAAAATTATCTATATAAATATTACGCATCTTTTTTTTCAAATGATAATTTAGGTTTATAGGCAACAATATTTTTTTTTAGTCTTGGTTGTTGTTTATAAACTTTTTTAATTTGTTTTTTTAATGGCTCTCTTATGGAAACACCCTCTGATGCTTCAATAACCCAATCTGAAAATTTACTCATAATAATTTCTCCTTTTCAAATTCTTTTATCCATTTTTTTAAAACTTTATTAGGAATATATTGCAAACACCTAACAGCAATGGAAGTAGTTATTTCACTACATTCTTCAGTTATTCCATTCTTAATCATTATATCAAATTGATTACTGTTTAATTGGTCAAGCTTATCAATTAAGATTTGTTTTGATTTTATAATCATTATTTTTTCTCCATTATTTTACTGCTCATAACTATATTACCATCTCCATTATAAACACTTGTTGAATTATCTAAAAAAGTAATTTTAAATAAAGAATTATCTTTGTTGTATTCTTCCCAGTTCATAAATTTATAATTTTTAATTACTTTTTTTTCTACTAATGTTCTTAATAAATTATTTGTATTCATTTTATTTTCTCCATTGTTAGGCGGCTCATTATTGAGCCACCTTTTCATATTCTTTTAAAGTTTTATAAATTCCTACTCTTTTTGCACAAGTAAGACCAATAGCAAAAAAACCAGTAACACTAATACCATCATAATCTTTATGCCATGAAGAATTTCCTTTAACATCTAAATCAAATTCCCAATGATTATGACCATGTAATTCTTTTCCACATCTTACACAATCACAAGGATCTTCTTGTTTATCAGTTGTATATTTTCCATTAAAAATATCTAAAATAATTTTTTCTGCTTTAATTGTTAAGTCGTCCATTTTTTTCTCCATTGTTAAATTTTATTTACTATAAACATTTAGTTTATAAAAGTAAATACTTTAATTTAAAATAATTGACATAGTGGTTTTTGTTAGAATATAAGGGTTTTCGGGGTTGCTTTATCTCCATTGTCAACCCCAACTATATATATGCGAACAAATGAAAGCATTTTACAGCAACAAATAGTCGTTTACTTATCTAATAAACAAAGTAATTATCAATTTAGATTTTTTCATTGTCCAAATGAAGGTAAAAGAAAAGTTTGGTATTTGAAAAAATTAAAAGCAATGGGGATGAAGAATGGAGTACCAGATTTGATATTAGAATTTCCACAAAGTAAATTTGTTTATTGTGAGATTAAAATGCCTAAAGGCAGATTAAGTCCAGCACAAAGACAATGGAAAGTAGTTTCAAATATATTAGGCACACCTTTTTATGTTCTCAAAGGCACTTTTATAGAGTGTAAAGAACAAATAGATAAAATCTTTGAGGAATATGAATTCGCAAGAATACGATAAAATAAGATTTCATTTATATAAATTAGTTGAAGAAAATGATTTATATTTTCCAAACTATAGATTAATATGTGAACAAGAAGCAATAAAACAAATGGAGAAAATTAATGACAAAGATATGGAAAATGGGAATCAGCCCAGATAATTTTATTTCTGATACACAGGATTTAACAAATGAAGAATTAGGAGTATATTTTAGATTGCTCTGTTATGCTTGGAAGAAAGAAGCCTATTTACCTAATAATATAGAAAGATTGCAAAGAATAGGTCAAGGTTGTGATTTAAAAATAATTAAATACCTTTTAGAACAATTTTTTAAAAAAGATGAAAGAGGTTATTATTGCAAAGCACAAAAAGAAGAATTTGACTGGGTAGTTGAAAAATCTGGTAAAGCTACTGAATCTGCTAATCGTAGATGGAATAAAACGCAAAGCGAAAGCACAAGCGAACGCAATGCTAATTATAGTCATAGTTATAATCATAATAAAATAATAAAATTTAAAGAAAAACAATTTGATGAAATATGGTCAAAATTAAAAGTCAAAAGAGGTGCAAAATCAAAAGCATTAAAGGCATATATCAAATTATATGGAAAAAAAGATATGCCTGAAAATGATTTTATTATTGAAAAATTTAATGCTAAATGTGATTCTGTTACTGAAAAAATATTTATTCCTCATTTTAGTACATGGCTCAATGAGCAAATGTGGACAGAAGAATTAATTACTGAAAATAAAACAAGTAATGATAATTTTGGTATAGCTATAAGAGACCCTTATAGAAATCTTACTTTCTGGAAAAAAGGTCGTAGAATGCCACAAGATTTTGATGGAGATATTATTAAAAAATACAAAGAGGGGGAAATATCAGATGAAGCTATGGAAAAACTTAATATTACAGTATAAGCAAAATGTGGAAAACAAATTACGGAAAATTTTTTTTACTTTACCTAGCGAGGAAGATGAAAGCTATACAGCTTTTGTTCAAGTTGCTGGATTTAAGTCAGAAGAAGAAGCACAAATGTATTTATTAAAAAAATATAAAATAACTCCATTGGAAATATTAAGTGAAAGGACGACATTACATTAATGAAAATAGAGCAAATAGAAATAGATAAAATAATTCCTTATATTAATAATCCTAGAAAAAATTTAAACTCTAACAAAGTTGCTAGTTCTATAAAAGAGTTCGGTTGGCAACAGCCTATTGTTGTAGATAAGGAAATGAAAATAATTGTAGGACACACACGATTTGAAGCCGCAAAAATTTTAGAATTAAAAACTGTCCCAGTTCACATAGCAGACTTACCTCCCTTGAAAGCAAAAGCCTATAGAATAGCTGATAATAGATTGAATGAGGATAGTGAATGGGATTATGGGTTATTAAACCTAGAATTTACTGATCTATTGGATAATCATTTTGATGTTGAAAATTTAGGTTTTAATGCAAAAGAATTGGAAAGCCTAATAGTTCATAAAGATTATAATGAACTTCCAGAAGATAATACTGATTTAAAAAGTGAGCCTAAAGAATTATGTGTAACTTGTGGTCAAGAATTAAAATAAATTAGTAGAATATTTATAAATAATATATACAATTAACAAAAGCGACACTCTCGCTATAAGAGGATTAAAAATGGCAAGACCTAAAAAGTATACAATAGATATAAAACAAGTAGAAAACCTAGCAAAATTTGGTTGTACGAATATAGAAATAGCACAATTCTTTGGCTGTTCAGCAGATTTAATTGATAAGAGTTATTCGGAATTTACAACAAAAGGGAGAGCAACACAAAAATTACGATTAAGACAACTGCAATGGAAGTCAGCAGAGGGTGGAAATGTTACTATGCAGATATGGTTAGGTAAACAAATATTAGGTCAAGCAGAATCACCTATAACTACTGATGACCAGCCACTAGCATGGTCAATTGAATGAAAAAATCGTCAGCTTTAGCTTATGTTGGACATAATGCAAATAATGATAGAGAGGAAAATGATTTTTACCCTACACCAGATAATGCCACACAATCATTGTTAGATAGACAAAAATTTGAAGGTAATATTTGGGAATGTGCTTGCGGTAATGGTGCAATGTCTAAACTTATGATTAACGAAGGTTATAATGTTTATTCTTCTGATTTAATTAATAGGGGATATGGAGAAACAGGAATAGATTTTTTACAATCAACAAGACAAGTTGACAACATAGTAACAAATCCACCATTTAATTTAGCAACAGAATTTACTACGCATGCTTTTAAAATTGCTAGAAAAAAAGTAGTTATGCTTTCAAAAGTTTCTTATTTAGAGGGAATAAAAAGAAGAAAAGAACTATTTAATAAAAAAAAATTAGAACAAGATTTAATTTTTTCAATAAGAGTAACATTTAAA